TCTCCGAAGAGATTCATGTCAAGAAACTCCCCATGTCCTTCACAGTACGACACGCATTGGAGATGGACTGCGATCCACGATGATGTCGTGGGAGAAGTCCACAATCTGTCACGATTCTGATGACAGAAGTTCGGTACCACAACGAGCCGCCCGTGCTCGTCATCGCACCACGACAATCCACCGCAGACGAAACACATGGTTTCGCCGTGAACGAACTGGTCGTGTGTGAGACACGCCTGCTGAAACACCTCCGAATCCATTTCGTGCCAATGAATTGGCATCCGAAACCCATCGTCGGCGTGGTTGTCTGCTGGTCTTGCTGTAGGCATTTCCTTCTCTCTTTCTGTTTGAGATGTGACACCATGTGATGTCACATTCCATCTTGTGATGGAGTGCCCCACGAGAGAATCGAACTCTCACAACGCAAGGGGGAGAAGCGTTGCCACCAGGTAGGGCTGTGTTGTTAGAGGTGGAACCCCCGATCTGCTAGCACCGATCTAATCGGTGTCGTCGTCGTAGTGAACCACTCGTCACCGAACGCACCGCTCGTGGACTGATAACCATCCACATCACGAGTCATCAACACCTTGACGGCGAAGAACAGAAACGCATCCTCGCGAAGACGAATCTCGAGATCCACATCTATGTCGTCGCTGAGTTGTATCTCTGCGTCGTGAACACGGAACGCTGTGGTGAACTGTCCGAACGCCGACAGTTCGCCATCGGAGAAGTGTCGGCAGTTCGCCACGAAGATGTGACTGCGACGTGCATAGTCCGACATCTCCCAATGCTCCTTGTTGATGTTGAATGTCGCTATTGACGACACGAATGTGTACCACGGAACGACAATCTTTCGTTCGGGTTGGATGATCGTGGACAGGGTTACGGTTTCTGCTTTCATCACTTCACCTCCGAGCGTCTGTAGGCACCGAGTTTTGTTCGCAGAACATTGGTGTGGTACTCCGAAGACGAACGGGTGAGCATAACGCCAACCTGACCAGCGCAAACAATGAGTTTCTCCAACTCTTCATCGGTGAAAGTCTCAAGCCAAGCGGCGTTGTTGCCTTCCTCTCCGTGGATGTCCAAATACATTTGGATAAGACGCCTCCTCATCACTTCACCTCCAATGTGGTCTCATAGCGGCAGGACATCTTGCCAAGCAGATCGTTCTCTGGTGCATAGATGTTGTACAGCGTGAACGCCGTGTTGATGATCTCAAAGATGTCGGCAATCGTCCGATCATCCAAGAATTGAGTAGCCCACAGATTCCAATCAGAACCCTCGCCACGGCAATCCAAGATGTGGAACGAATGCAACCGATCCTGATACGTCTGTGCCATGACGTAATGATCATCCTCATCTCCATCCAAGAGTAGAGGCACCACGCTCTCCTCATACACATCATCGGGGATCTGCTCGTCAATCGGATCGTACATTTGGAATGTTCCGCTGAACGGACGAACGCTGACAATGAACTCTCTCATTTTGATTTCCTCTCTGTTGTTTTCTTCCTCGCCTTCTGCGAGGGAGATCTCATTGTGACACCATGTGGTGTCATTATCGCCGTACACGAAACGCTCATAGTGTGGATACAACCACACCATCACATGAGCGAGACAGATGACGGCTGTGAACTGTGCGAAGCCTGACATCACTTCACTTCCTTTCGCTTCGTGACGAACTTCTGCTCGTTCGCCCAGAACGGATCACGCTCATGGCGAGTCACCTTCACAACGAACGAGTTGATGAAACTATCGTCATCGTATTCATCGCCATCATCGGTGGCGAGAAGACGAGAGTAGTTGTCGGCATTCACACGCCCACAACGACAATCGTCGGCATGGTATTGAGTGAAACCAAGATGGAAATCGTAGTCATACCACGACTCCACAGCAGGAGTAGCAACATCCTGCTCATCGGAAACGCCAAGCCACGAAGGCAGGCACAGCATGATCGGCGTGACGAGCAACGCCAACAGCGTGATGATGGTGAGGATCGTATTCATCACTTCACCAGCCCGATCGGAGTGATCTCCAACGTCTTGCCGCTGAACGGAACAAAGTACGCACGACCAAACTTCACATCGCCACCAAACTCGTGACGATGAAAGTCCATCAACTCACGCAACGACCACGACGCACAATCACGCACACGATCGCACATCTCGTCAGCAATGTTCCCCGTCCGAGGACAAGCCACAACCATCGTGCGACCATCCTCAAACTGACGAACCTCATAGTCCATCACATTGCGAGTCAACCACTTCGGTATGTTTCTCATTTCCGTTTCCTCCAACTGGTCATCTCTTCAGGCACGGGTGACCAAACCCGTACGTCGCACCGCACGCCTCCGACGTGCGAATGCGATTCGTCGTGTTGGAAAGTGACATCATGTGATGTCAGATCAGATGCTCACCAGAATGTGAGCGATCTGACGATCGGTGAAACCATTCTTGCGGAGAGAAGCCGCGATCTTCTCACGCTCATCACGCGAGAACTTCACATTGCTCGGCTTCTTGTCGTCGCCATTCCCCTTCGGCTTCTTGTCGTTCTCACGCAACTGGTACACGCTGTTGATCGTGCGGAGATTCACCCGCTTGTTCACCCGATCCATCATCTCCAGCGTGTTTTTCAGAGCCTTGATAGAACGCTGAACATGATCCACAGATGAACCGCAATTCTCAACCCAAAGGTTGACGAATTTTCCAGCGGTCAAACCCGTCGCACCGAACGGATTCTCCTTCTTCTTCTCCGCCATACGGCGGAGTTTCTGCCACGTTGCGAAACGCTCCATGTGAGCGTCCCACGCTTCCTTGTTCGCTTCTTTCATCCGCTTCGTGAGTTCGCGGAAGTCGCCAGCGTTGATGATGTCGGCGGGTACGCCGTGTTCCTGAGTGGGCAAGGGTATCTTTCTCTTTCTCTTTTTGTGAAACTGACATCATGTGATGTCACATCGGTGTTTGCCGATGGGAGTTGGGCGGGTTGCCCTGTTGTTGCTCCACTATTGTGGGCACGGGTTTGTTGGTGTGAGTGTTGTGCCTGTTCATGGTGTTGTTTGGTGTGCCGCTTGTGATGGCGACGACACACCCCCCCGCATGATGGGGTTACGGGCGGCAGGAGAATAGGAGTCCCTTGGGGCAGGGCGGAATCGTGATGTTCGTATATGTTGGGGTGACGGCGGTCACATCCCGTGTTTGGTGTGTTGTTTAGTGTGTGTTGTCGCTGGTGGGGATACTAAATGAGGTCTAGTATGGTGCGACTTTTGATGCAGGGTTTGTAGACGGCGATTGCGGTCGTGTATTGCCCTGAGTGGGTGTCGTAGGTTGTGGCGACGTGAAGGTAGTTGGCGGTTTCGCCGACGAGGAATCCTGTGGTTTCTAGGATTCTGTCGTGGTGTGGTTCGTTGATGTCGTACCAGCCGTCTTCAATTCCGAACGTGTCTTGCCATTTGATGTGGACGACGGGGGGCATGGTCACCATTTTACTTTGTCAGCCCAGTAGGCGGCTGACATTGGGCCTCGGGCAATGTTGGAGGCGTGACGTGCCTTGAAGGAGGCGCGCTTCTTTGTCATCCGTTCGGATTCCCCTGCTTTGGGTTTCCCTGCTGTCGACGCACCTTGTTCTCCGAAGCGGATAGTCTTGATCTGGCCACCTGATTTGGCAACCACAATGTGGGACTTTTTGGGGTGATCTGGTGTGCGCTTCGGCTTGTTGTAGCCGCTAACTCCTGCACGAGCCAGACGGGGATCTTTCTTGGATGCCATCAGACAACCCTCTTCCTGTCGTCGCAAATGGTTCTGTTCTAGATCGGTGGCGTCCCGCTGGTAGCCACCGATAACTGTCAGCCCCTAACAAATACAAACAGCGTTACATTGTGAACATGTGAACAGGTAACGAAGTTGCCTGTTGGTGTGAGCATTGAAGAGAACATCCTTGACGCCCGTCAGGAGTCGTATTTGGCGTGGCTTTGCACACCCCCTTCTGAGCGCATCCCGTCCAGTAAAGAAAAGTATGCTGAACAATTAGGGGTAAATGTCACTACGTTGCGCCGCTGGGAGAAGAAGGAGATCTTCCGCAAAGCGTGGCAGGAGAAGGTGGACGACATTCAAGGATCGCCAGAGCGATCCCAACGTCTGCTGGACACGCTTTATGAGAAGGCGTTGGGAGGAGACATTAAAGCCGCCCAACTGTATCTTCAAGCCACGAACCGCATGTCTCCTCCTACGTTGACTGTGAAGTCTGATAAGGCGACGACAGAGTTGTCTGACAAAGAGTTGGATGATCTGATTGATACGATCGCCAAGCGTGAAGTTGAGGCTCGTAAACTTCGTATTGTATGAGCCAGTTGGTTGAGTGTCCTGTTTGTGGGGAGGAGTATCCTCCTGTGGCTTGCAGGTGGCGTTGTCCGTATTGTGGTGGGAAAGATAACTGCTGTGAGGGTGAACCGCAGCGGATGAGGGATCAGGATGGAACTGAATGACCTGCTGAATGAGCGGGAATGGCGTAGATGCCGTGGGTCTGATGATGCCAGTATTGATGAACTGGTAAGCGCATTCGCTTACTTTTGTGAGAACTACTGGCATATCAAACATCCTGAGCAGGGTCGTATCAAGTTTGAGATGCGTGATGCGCAGGTTGAGACAATCCGAGCGTGGCTATCCAACCGTTATAGCGTGGTGTTGAAGGCACGTCAGATTGGTTTCTCCACTTTGGGTGCGGCTTACGCTTTCTGGCTAACATTCTTCTGGTCTGACAGGTTTGTGGTTATGCTTTCTCGTACTGAACGTGAAGCCGCCAAACTTCTCCAAAAGTCGAAGTATGGCTACAAGTTCATACCCCTGTGGATGAAGGAACGTGGCCCTTCTATCACGTCGGATAACCAGTTGAAGATGACGTTCGCTAACGAGTCTGCGATTGAATCGCTACCTTCGGGCAACGATCCTGCTCGTGGTGAATCCGTGTACCTTGTTATCGTAGACGAAATGGCGTTCTTGCCGAATCCCGAGGAGGCGTGGGCTTCTATTGAGCCGATTGCCGACGTCGGTGGTCGTGTAATCTGTTTGAGCACCGCCAACGGATCAGGAAACTTCTTTCACAGCATGTGGGTAGGGTCACAAACAGGTGCGAATCTGTTTAAAGGTATCTTCTGGCCTTGGTCGGCAGGCGACCGCGACGACGACTGGTACGAAGCCAAACAGAAAACAATGCCAGGATGGCAGTTGCACCAAGAATACCCTCGCAACGCCGAAGAAGCGTTCATCAAATCAGGTAACCCCGTCTTTGACATTGATGCACTCATGGAATACGAGCAGGTTGAACCCATGCGAGGCTACCTACATGTTCACGCCAGACGCAATGTTGACTACCGCAAAACCCCAGACGGTGAACTAGCAGTCTGGGAAGAACCATCACCCGAAGGAATCTACGTTATCGGCGCAGACGTAGCCGAAGGACTAGGCCACGGCGACTACTCGTCGGCACACATCATAGAAGCACGCTCAATGAGTGTCGTCGCACATTGGCACGGACACATAGAACCAGACCTATTCGGCGAAGCACTCGCCGAAATCGGCTGGTGGTACAACGGAGCACTACTCGGAGTAGAAAACAACAACCACGGACTCACAACCGTCAAAGCACTCCAACGCTACGGCTACAAAAACCTATACAGAACCCGTCGCTTACAGCAACGGAACCCTGAAGCGACGGAAATTATGGGTTGGCGGACGACGACGGCTACAAAGCCGTTGGCGATCGACGAACTGGCTGGCTCTATCCGTGATGGCGAAATCATTATTGCTGATCAGTACACAATTGGTGAACTAAAAACATATGTTCGTGATACCAACGGTCGCATGCATGGTTCCCCACACGACGACAGAGTGATGAGTTTGGCTATTGCTCACCAGATGTTGAAGTATGCGTGGCTTCCCGAATATAAGGCTGAAGCGCCACTACCTAAATATAGTTTGGGTTGGTTTGAAAGGTTTGTTGTTTACGGTGATGATGGTTTAAAACGTACCCCTTTGGGTGCATACAACACCAGAAACCGATAGGTAACGAACACTTTTAATTATTATGGGAATGTTTCAATGCGAAGAGTGCGGGAAAACCGAAGTTGTAGATATGTTGCCTCGTC